TTCCTAGACAGGCCGCGCATTGGGTTCAGCAATCGCAATTTGTGGAATACCGGGTCATAAGCGGTGCGGCCACCGATGCCAGCACCGGAGGCTGTCAGCGTGGATGCCTCGTTCATGTATGCCTGATATTGATCTTCGCTGCTGAAGATCTTTAGTTCTTTTTGTGAACGACCAGTCGATTTGGAGAATTCGCGCAGTTGTGATTTAACGTCGCGGTTGACATCTTCACGCACCGTTTTGGCAGGCGATTTGATGATAGTGGGGATGTGAATTGCAGCAACTTTGGCTTCGAGCGCGGAGAATTTTTCTTCGATATCCGCTTTTGCTGATTCAACACTGGCTGCTACCGATACGCGCACGGCTTCGATTTTAGCAAGGTTTGATTGCTCGATGGCATCAACTTTTTCCAACACTTTGTCTAACATGATTAAATCCTCGATGGGTTAAATGCGTTTTTCAAGTGCTTCAGTAAGCTCGCGCATTTGCAACGCAGCCAATAAAGCCTCGGTTTGTGCCACCGCTTCAACGTCCCGTTGATTTGGGGTTTCATCAAGGATTGTTTTGTCAGCATCTCGCGTGACGAGCATTTCCTTGAGTGATGAAGATGCGGTGGCCGCATCCTTCCGCGAAAATCCAGCATCACGCAGGATTCTCTCGATTTGACGTACAGTGGTGCCGCCTTTGAATTCTAATTTTTGGATTGAGGCTTCTTTGTTGTTCGGATGCATCACCACGGACACTTCTGCTATGCCGCCTTTGGTGATCTGAAAATAACCATCTTGATTGTCACCGGAAACAATCGGCTCGCCAGCTTCGTCTACAAAACAGGCTTCTTCTGCATAGGCGGAAATAGAAACACCACCAAACAAATTGGGGGATTCTTGCAGGATCTGATAGAGGTCTGCACCGCCGGTTGTGTTAGTGAATAACCGGCCCGTTGCAGTCATGCCTTGTTCATCAAAAGCAAATTCGTTCCACTCGCCCATAGGCATGCCGACGTCATTATGATTAATGAACATCGGAATGGGTTTTTCATTGCTTTGAAATTGTTCGGCCCAGGCTGCGAAGCCTTCCGGCTGATAGTTAAACCGTCTGCCGTCTTCACCCTGGCGTGCGCCCCAGGTTGTGACGCGGGCTTCAATCCGTCCTGGTTGGGATTTTTCTGCGTTTGCGCTTAGGCTTATCTGTGCTTCGCAAATCAGCGTCAATGTTTTCATCAATATTCCCGCCGGTCTTGGAAAAATCGACATCCAGGATTTTCACCTGAACGTCATTCCTCGGGAATCTAACATCAATTTTCTTAGTTTGAGCACCCAAAATAAATAAACACTTTTGTAATATATTCATTTCAGGTTGTCCCAATATTCATGCGCCGCGTCTGATTGCCGCCACCGCCTCCAGTATCTTGCGGGCTGTTACCAGTAAGATCATTTGACCCTGATTGGCCGCCAGCAACAAGCTCATCACCGCCCTCGACTTGTGAATAGCCCATGTATTCACGGGCTTCGTTCGGCGTAATGATTCCGCTTTTGACACCTGCCGAGACAAAGTTCATCTGGTCGAGTGCGGCACCCTTCAAAAAGTCCTTGGTATCGAATTTAACGTACAGATTGGGATATCCCCGGAATAACTGCTGTTTCAGCTTTTGCTCTAGGTTAGTCACCATCGGGTACATAGTCGTTTTGTAGAATTCGTCCAGCATTGTCTGAGTGTTGTTGTATTTCTGGTCAGCAATTCCCAGCATTGCAGGCAACACACCAAACAGACCGCAGATTCGCTTCATGGTCTGGATTTTGAGTTCGGATGCTTGGGCGTCTTGCAGGGTCAGCATATCAATCGGTGCATACTTCATGCCCTGATCAAGCAACATGCCCTGGCCAGCCTTGGATTGATCCACCGCCCTGCCCCCGGTCATGGCGTTCCAAGTCTCCTTCAAGCGTGAAGCAATTTCCTTGAATTTGGCGTCTGGAATCACTTGCTCGGTGTAAAAAATGCCAGAAGGTTTGGCGCCGTTCTGCATGACAAAATTGGCGTAGATGTCGATGTCTGAATCCAGTGCCACCAGTTCGGTCGCCAGGATGCCTTTGTTGAAACCCGAACTGCCCTGCCACGCGGCTTCCATCGCATGCATGACCTGGTGCGATTGGAGTGGGGTATCCCTGCCGAACCCATAGCTGGGTGTGGACAGTACATATATGGGATAGCGGGCTTCCGATAGCCTGACCGTGATCAGGGTTGAATCCAGGTTGAACATCTCAATCGGGGTCTGCATAGAATCGTTCTGGTCTTTCCTCCACCAAAGCGTGAAGGTTTCACCGAGCAGGTCTTGCCACATAGACCACTGATACCAGAATTCGTAAGAGGACTGGAAATTATTGGGATTGTTCAGCAGGGCCAGCACTTGCTTGGCTTTGGCTTTATCTCTTGACCCAGCACGCACATCCACGACCGCATCAATGAAGGTGCCATCGTCAGCCTTTGACATGACCTGCATCGTGCATTGCGCTAATGTCCGCGCTTTAACGCCTACACAGGCCATAACGGTCGAATTACGGGTCAGTCCAGAAAGGTCAATTGTTCGACCAGCAACGGTAGCACTTGCCGTTGTGACATACAGCAGTTGCTGAATCGGCTGTTGTTGGCCGTTGCCGACCATGATCTGGTTGCCCAGTACCGTTTGGCCCAGCACAGAATTGGACTCGGCAACGCTCTTTTTTCCCTTGAAAATGTCCAACATCCCCATACAAACCCCCGGATTTATTTGCTTACCTATTTTTTAATATAGGCTTCTAAATCCAAAACTGCTACTGACATAGGGATTGTCTAGTGAACAATGCATTGCAACGATCATCGCAATGATTCCATCGATCTTCGCGGCGGTGTCCGACTCCGATTTCCTGATTTTAATATTGCCGTTGATGTCGGTGTAGACCGAACAGTTGTTCAGCTGCCAGCCCAGGAACGGGTTGCCGTCGTGTTTGATTTTTCGTTCCAGCATCATGCGTTCGGTGAATTTTGACGGGTTGTTCAGCACCGCCATGCCCTGGCCAACCTTTTTGACTGGCACGCCAGCCTCATACAATCTCGCCACCAGGGAAGCCGCGTTATACGCATCGTAGCCAACCTGCTTGACCGGATAACGCTGGCACTCGCTCATGATGTAATCATATATCTCACGATCATCTATGACGTTGCCTTCGGTCAGTTTAAGAATCCCTGACCTGATGGCCACATCGAAAATGTCCCGGTAATGGGTAGGCACGAATCCCATGCCTTCTTCGGGCAAAAAGAACTGGAAGCTGGCTTCATAGTCCTGGTCACCGTACCGCTTCAAAGTGCAGACAGCATTCAGATCTCGGGTGCTTGCCAAGTCGAATCCGATGAATACCGCCTCTGGATCAGGACGCGGGCTTTCAACCAGGCAGGCTTTATCGTCCCAACAGCCCCGGTCGATCCAGGCGGAGTTAGACGAGACATAGATATTCAGCGTTTTACAAAGAAATTCGTTAAGTGCTGCCGGTTTGTTTTTGGCTTCTTCGGCACGCCCTGCCACCGCTTCATCGAACACGGATATACCGTGCATCGGGTTAACCTTGGCCCACACCGCCGGATCACGCCAATCGTCAGCAGTGTCTGGCGTGTAGATCAGCCCGAACCAGCGCGGGTTGTCAGTGGCCTCACCGTTCAGCATGGACTGGAACATACTCAAGTCTTCGTAGAATTTTGTCTCTTTGGTGAAACTCGCGGTTGTAATATATATGCGCAGTGGGTTGCCCCTGGCCACCATGCCCGAATGCAGCACTTCGATTGAGTTACGATCAACGATCTGGGCAGCCTCGTCCACGATCACGCATGATGGGTTCTTGCCGTCGCCGGTCTTTTTGGTTTCCCGGCTCAAAGCTTTGAACATTGACTGCGCATCACCTGTCCGGCTGATGTTGTATTTCGTGGGGGTGAACACGCCAGCCATCGATGCGGGCAGGTTCTCGACAAAGCCCTTTGCTGCATCAAACACAATGGATGCCTGGTCACGGTTGGTCGCCAGGGTAAACACTTCTGCACCGGCTTCCCCAAACGCCAGCTCATACAAACCCAGCAGCGCGGTTAATGTGGACTTGCCAGCCTTGCGCGGAATGAACACGATGACGTCTGTGACCATGCGCTTATCCAGGCTTTTCTTTGACCGGAAACCGTAGACCGCGCAGATCAGGAAGATCTGAAACGGCTGGAGCACAATTGGCTGCCCGGCCATCGGCCCTTTGGTGTGTCTCAGGTTTTGGGCAAAGTCCAGAACGTGCTGGGGGTAGTCAACATCAAACACATAGCCCCATTCTTCATTCTCGTACTGATTTATGAACCGCTGACAGGCAAGGCGAATATCACGGTTGGCGTTGATGGTGCCTTTGACTACATCGAGCGCATAGCGAACGCCCTGCTCCCAGATCACCCCTTCGGCCCACGCATCAGTTTGGACATCGGAGAATCGTCTTCGAATTTATTAGCAGATAGTCTGCCCTTCGGAGTTAGCCCAAGCTCACCCATCAATTGAATTATCAGTGAAATGGCTTTGTTTTGAATCGTGATTAGTGGATTCGCACCTGGTGTAGCTCCCGCGTTATAGGCAACGACAAGGTTATTCCGACCGATTTGGCGTGCGCAGTCAATGTAGATTTGGATTTGCCCTGCCAGCATTGCCAGCAGATGCTTGTCCTGGTCGTTGCCTATCCCATAGACCGTGAAAAGGAAGTCTGCGGTTTCTTCTATGAATTTTGAAGAGTCCCACGCATCCGGGTTATCAAGCCAATCAGCCTTTGGGACGCGCTTCCTGATCGACTCCGGCAGCAAGACATTATTGCCTCTGCGTGAGGTCGTGCCTTCGATCAAATGGAGTTCGGGGGGTTTCCTGTTTGCCATAATTGCTC